ATGCACGTTGAGACAAAGAAATTAACAGCAGCAAGAGGTGGCGTGTTCAGCGGACCAAGAAGCGGCTATCCAATTGAAATGCACGGTACTGAAATGGTTGCGCCATTGAATGTAGATTCAATTTTGATGAAGTTAGCAAAGACTCCGGCCGGGTCAGTAGAAGCTGAGACAGCGATAAATGCGATAACACAAACTAACAAATCGTCAATAGATGTGGAAAAGATTGTAGCAGTACAGGCCAGTATGATAGAAATCTTAGGTAATAAGTTAGATACTATGATTGATGCATTAGAAAGTGGCAACAAAACTCAGTCTAAGATATTGAGGCATTCATTGTAATAACACTAAATACACTATAAAAGAGAATTGCAAAAATGTCATATAAGAAAAAGTTTCTAAACAAGAGCGGTGTGTCGAGTCCTATTTCTGGCATGAACAGCAATGCTGGTGCCTGGAATAACTCCCCCGGTCCTCAAGACGGTTATAACAGCACTGAGTTTGGATATAAGAATTATATGTCCAGACTTCCAGAAGTCTATACCGGTCACCCTAATAGAATCGAACGTTACAATCAATATGAAATGATGGACGTTGATGCTGAAATTAATGCTTGCTTAGACATTCTTGCTGAATTTTCTACACAGCGTAATGATCACAATAGAACACCTTTCTCATTCGAATTCAAAGATGAGCCTACTCCGCACGAAGTCGAACTTTTAGGTAAGCAGCTACAACAGTGGTGCAAGTTAAATGAGTTTGATGTTCGTATGTTCAAGATTTTCCGTAACACTGTTAAGTACGGAGATCAAGTATTTGTTCGTGACCCAGAAAACTTCAAGTTGTACTGGGTTGACATGGTTAAGATTATTAAGGTTATCGTTAACGAAAGCGAAGGCAAAAAGCCTGAACAATACGTTATTAAAGATATTAATATCAACTTACAGAATCTTACAGTAGCAACCAAAACAAACACTGATTTTGCCGCTAATCCAGCAACTGGCTTAGGTGGTACCGGTGGCGGCGGATCAGGCGGTGGGTACACTACTCCGTCTATGCCATATAACACTACTGGTTCACGTTTTACTTTAGGTCAAGCTGAATCTGCAATTGACGCAAAGCATATTGTTCACTTGTCGCTTACTGAAGGGCTTGATAGATTCTGGCCTTTTGGTCAGTCGATTCTTGAGAACATCTTTAAAGTTTACAAGCAGAAAGAACTACTAGAAGACGCTGTTCTAATCTATCGTGTACAACGTGCCCCTGAACGTAGAATGTTTAAGATTGACGTTGGTAACATGCCAAGCCACTTAGCTATGGCATTTGTTGAACGTGTTAAGAACGAAATTCACCAACGCAGAATCCCTTCTCTATACGGTGGCTCATCAATCGTTGATGCTTCGTATAACCCGCTATCAATGAACGAAGATTACTTCTTCCCTGTTACGGCAGAAGGTCGTGGCTCATCAGTTGAAGTTCTTCCGGGTGGACAGAATCTTGGAGAAATCGATGATTTGAAATACTTCAACAATCGTCTTGCTCGTGGTCTTCGTGTACCTTCATCTTACTTGCCTACCGGCCCAGATGACAACTCTACTCCATTGAGTGACGGTCGTGTTGGTACTGCGATGATTCAGGAATTCAGATTCAATCAGTATTGTGAACGTCTACAGAACTACATCTGCTTGAAGTTGGATGAAGAGTTCAAATTATTCCTTCGTTGGAGAGGCTTCAATATTGACACTGGTCTATTCCAGTTGCAGTTCAATCCTCCTCAGAACTTTGCTGCTTATCGTCAAAGCGAACTAGACACTGCTCGTGTTGCTACCTTTGCTTCTATGGAAGCATTCCCTTATATGTCGAAGCGTTTTGCACTTGAAAGATTCTTAGGTCTATCCGAAGAAGAAATCAAGAAGAACGAAAAGATGTGGGCAGAAGAAAATGCAGAAGAAGCAGATGATGAATCGAAGGGTTCTGACCTTCGTAACATCGGAGTCTCAACTGGTGATTTCGATGCTGACCAAGAAACTGCTGATCAAATTGATGCCGGCGAAGAGATGGAAGGTCCTGAAGTTGCAGGCCCAGTTGGTGATCAAGGCGGAGAAGCAGTACCGGGCGGCGCCGCAGGCCCAGTCGGCGGCGGCGGAATGCAAATCTAATATATGAAAGAGTTTTTGAAATTCCTATTAATATGGATTTCACAAAACTTAGCAATACCCTTCTGGGTAGTAGGACATGTGCATTTGAGTATGAACATGGACATCTATCAGGATATACATATGCTAGTAGCTTCCTTTGGAATGAATCTTATCGTAGCAATTGGCTTTTGGATCGATTACAAATCACAAAAAGATAAATAATTATATGAAGCTTATGGAAATGTTTGACGCCCCTATTGCTGGGATGCAGGATTTGAATTCGGACAACAGCCAGCCTGTATACCGAACATCTCGTAAAACCAAACTAACCCTCAAGCAGATTCGCAAACTTCGCCGTATGATGGACGTTCGTAGATACGAAAAAAAAATCTATTTAGGTAAGGTCCGTAAACAATATGGTGCTAAACCTGAAGAAGCTGCCGGCGGCCCTTCAGTCTAAATCTATAATTTAGTATATACGTATTAAAAACTCAAAAAATGCGTACTTATTAAGTACTTTTCCTGTATAGTGCATAAGTAATTCTACAAAGCCATTTGTATCAGGAGAAAATTTAATGGACATCAATAAGTTTAAACGACTCATGGATCTCGTCATCAACGAAGATCATGACCAAGCCCGCGAGCTATTCCACGAAATCACAGTCGAAAAATCACGCGAAATCTTTGAATCACAAATGTTCGAAGATGACATGGAAGAAGAAGACCTAGACGAAGGTATGGGCGGACAAGTAGGTGATCTACTTGACGAAATTAATGCCGAAGAAGAAGGCATGACCGAAGAAGACGAATCAGACATCGAATTTGATGATGAAGCAGAAGAAGACGGCGAAAACTTCACTCACGATTTAGAAGCTGATCACGATGACGAAGGCGACGACAACGAAGACGCTATTATCCGCATCGAAGACAAGCTCGACCAGCTAATGGCTGAATTCGAAGACATCATGGGTGGCGGCGCAGAAGAAGATTTCGGCGGCGAAGAAGAAGTTGAATTTGGCGCAGAAGAAGATTTCGGTGACGAAGAAGACGATGAAGCTATGATGGAAGCAGTGCAGCTTCAGAAGATTTCTGTGACTCACGGCGACAACGGCGTACAGACTAAGAGCCCGGTAACTTTCAACTCAGGTAAAGCTGGTATGGACAGTAGCCCAGTTAACTTCAGCGGCGGCGCTGAATCACATCCAACTGGTCCTAAAGGCCCAAGCAATGCATACTCAAAGGGTGAAACATCTGTAAAGGGTGCAGGCTCATTTAAGAATGCTCCAGGTCAGAAGTCACAGGACTTAACTGCTGCTCCTAAAGCAGTAAGTAAGGACGGTTCTGCTAACGACAAGAGCCCAGTAGCTGAATCACGCCGTTCAGCACGTAGACCGATCCGCTAATAGGAAAACTGAGAAGATGGCTTTGTATCTCAGAGAAAATCTAACCTTTGATAGAGCAGGGATGGTTGTCGAGTCCGTAAAAGAAGGCAACGACAGTCTCAAGTCGCTCTATATGAAGGGGATTTTCATTCAGGGTGGGGTAAAGAACGCAAACGAGCGTATTTACCCCCCCAATGAAATTGAAAATGCCGTAGATACTCTAAACAAGCAAATCTCAGAAGGCTACTCCGTTCTCGGAGAAGTCGACCATCCCGATGATCTCAAAATCAATTTAGACCGTGTATCACACATGATTACAAGCATGTGGATGGACGGTGCTAATGGGTTTGGTAAATTAAAGATTCTTCCGACTCCAATGGGTCAACTCGTAACGACCATGTTGGAATCAGGAGTTAAGCTAGGTGTATCCAGTAGAGGTAGCGGAAACGTTAACGATATGGATGGCCGTGTCAGTGATTTTGAAATTATCACTGTCGATATTGTTGCTCAGCCAAGTGCACCTAATGCATATCCCAAAGCAATTTATGAAAGTCTCATGAACATGAAGAACGGACATAAGGTTATGGAAATCGCAAAAGACGTACAATTGTCTGGCAACAAGCAAGTACAGAAGTTCTTAGGTGAGGAAGTAATGCGCCTCATCAACGAACTCAAATTACGATAAGGGGAATAAGCATGTTAGATGCTATTAAGCCATTACTTGAAAGCGGCCTTATCAACGAGGATATCGGGAATCAGTTAAATGAAGCCTGGGAAGCTAAGTTGATCGAAGCGCGCCAAGAAGCTCGTGCAGAACTTCATGAAGAATTTGCACAACGTTACGAACATGATCGTGGCGTAATGGTAGAAGCCCTGGATAAGATGATGACTGAAACTCTTTCAGAAGAAATTGCAGAATTTGCTGCTGAAAGAAAGTCAATGAATGAAGATCGTGCAAGAAACGAAATGAAGATTCGTGAAAACATGACTAAGTTCAACGACTTTATGGTTACTAAGTTAGCCGAAGAAATCCGCGAACTCCGTACTGACCGTCAGGTACAGATGGAAAACATGCAGAAGCTAGAGCAATTCGTTGTTCACGCTCTTGCAGGTGAAATCAAGGAATTTGCAATTGACCGTCAGGCAGTTGTAGAAGCTAAGGTTAAGTTGGTTGCTGAAGGCCGTAAGCAACTCGAGGCACTTAAGGAAAGATTTATCAACGAAAGTGCTAAGAAAGTTAACGGTGCAGTCACTACATATCTTAAGGGTGAACTATCACAACTCAAAGAAGATATCAAGCTCGCTAGAGAAAACAATTTTGGTCGCAAGCTATATGAAGCCTTCGCAAGTGAATTCAGTGTAACTTATCTAAATGATAAGGCTGAAACTCGCAAGGTTCTCAAGGCACTTGCACAAAAAGACCAAGAACTTGCAGAAGCTACTACTAAATTGTCACAGACAGCAAAGCTAGTAGAGAGTAAGGATCGTGAAGTCCGCATTATCAAGGAATCTGCTCAACGTGAAAAGGTCATGAACTCGCTTCTTGGCTCACTTAACGAAGAAAAGAAAGATGTAATGAAGACTTTGCTTGAAAGCGTACAAACCGTAAAGTTGGAAAACGCTTTCAACAAATATTTGCCAGCCGTTCTTAATAACGGATCAGTACAGTCTTCTCCCACAAAGAGAGCGTTATCTGAATCAGTTATTGTAGAAGCAACTGGTAATAAAACTGCCAAGAAGATCGTAGAAATCGATACATCAGAAGACAATGTTATCGATATTAAGCGTCTTGCAGGGCTTTAATTAAGACATATTTAGGAGAATATAAAATGTCAAACGTACTTTTAGAAAGCCGTTGGGGAGAAACTAAGGACGCCCTGCTAGAAGGCTTAAAGGGCAATCGTAAATCAACGATGAACGTATTGCTTGAGAATACCAAGAAGCAGCTTCTTGCTGAATCTACAGCCGGTACTACTACAGCTGGTAACATTGCTACACTTAATCGCGTTATCCTTCCGGTAATTCGTCGTGTTATGCCTACTGTTATTGCAAACGAACTAGTTGGCGTTCAGCCAATGACTGGCCCAGTTGGTCAGATTCACACTCTACGTGTTCGCTATGCACAATCACTAGGTGATACATCAGCAGCAGCTACTCCGGTAACAGCTGGTGAAGAAGCACTTTCACCATTCAAGATCGCGCAGGCTTATTCTCGCGTTCCTTCATCTGCAACTACTACAGCATACTACACAGGTGCTGATACTGCTGCTCTTGAAGGTAATGGTGGTAAGCAGATTTCTGTACAGATTCTTCGTCAGGCTGTTGAAGCCAAGTCACGTAAGCTACAAGCTCGCTGGACTTTCGAAGCTGCACAGGATGCACAATCACAGCATGGTATCGACGTAGAAGCAGAAATTATGGCTGCTCTTGCACAAGAAATTACTGCTGAAATCGATCAGGAAATCTTGCTTTCACTTGCAACTCTTGCTTCAACTGAATACACATTCAACCAAGCAACTGTTTCAGGTACTGCTACTTATGTTGGTGACGAACACGCTGCTCTAGCTGTTCTTATCAACCGCGTTGCAAACTTGATTGCACAGCGTACCCGTCGTGGTGCAGGTAACTGGGCTGTTGTTTCACCAGCTTCGTTGACTGTTCTTCAGTCAGCAACAACTTCAGCATTCGCTCGTACAACTGAAGGCACTTTTGAAGCTCCAACTAACACTAAGTTCGTTGGTACTCTTAACGGTGCAATGCGTGTATTTGTTAACTCATATGCACCAGACACTCAGCCAGTACTTGTTGGATACAAGGGTTCATCGGAAACTGATGCAGCAGCATTCTACTGCCCATACATTCCGTTGATGTCATCTGGCGTTGTTCTTGATCCGTCAACATTCGAACCGGTCGTTTCGTTCATGACGAGATATGGCTACATCGAGCTTACTAACACTGCAAGCAGTTTTGGTAATGCCGCTGACTACGTTGGTGAAATTGCCGTTCAGAACTTGACCTTCCAATAAGAAAGTTACGTTGTAAAACGAAATTGGAAAAGGGGGCTTCGGTCCCCTTTTCTTATGGTTATTATTGACAAACGCAGCAGACTATGATAAATAAAGATATGAAACACTTTATTTACAAAACCACTCACCGCAATGGCAAATACTACATAGGCAGACATAGCACCGAAAACTTAGACGATGGGTATATAGGTTCAGGTAGATGGGTTTCCCAAATTAAAAAGAAAGAAACATTGACTCGTGAAATACTAGAGTTTGTGGATTCATTTGATGAACTCGTTCAACGTGAAACAGAATATCTAAAAGAACACTTCGGTAATAGCAAGTGCATGAACATGAGTAATGCAAGTACAGGCTGGGCAACTGGACACGCCAATCCAATGCTTAATCCTGAAGTCGCAGCAAAGATAACAGGTGATAATCATTATATGAGAAAAGATGCAGGGGCAAGAAAAAATGCAAGTGACAGACAAGTAGAAGCATTCACCACTGGCTCACATCCTTGGGTAACTAATCACCCTAACTTAGATGGTAGAAACGCTAAACTTGCATATGCAAGAGGAACGCACAACTCTATCACCAATAACCCATCAACTGTAAATGCTGAGAAGGGCACTCATCACTGGCAAAATGGCAAGAGTCCTAATCATCAAGGTAAACTCAATAAAAAGTTAGTCGAAGAAGGTCGCCATAACTTCTTAGGACCGGAGATGAACAAGAAACGAGTTGAAGAAGGTACTCATAACTTTGTAGGATCGGAAGTCAACCTAGCACGATTAGCAGCCGGAACCCATCCATCTCAGCAAAAGAAGACTTGTGAACATTGCGGAAAGACTGCAAGTGTTGGAATGTATAAGCGTTGGCACGGAGACAATTGCAAGTTTAGGATATCCTAGTATCACCGTCTACTGTAGCATTCATTATTGACTTCTTACCAGTACGCAACTTCTTATTATATAATCTAGCACAGTTAGCGCATAGTGTCAATAGATTAATTTTCTTTTTGTTCTTCTTGTCTCCATCCTTGTATACAAGGTCAAGCTGAACTCTATCCTCAGGAACAAAACTACATTCTTCACACGTATTTCCTTTGTGGTGTAGATGCTTAAACCTACCCGAGTACATTGACTTAGCACAGTCAACGCAGTACTTGTGCCATTTCTGAAATCCATGCTTACTCTTCCCGTTTGGTTTAGCGAGTGAGAACTTGCAATGATTGCATATGGGTCTTGGCGGTTGTGTAGTAATCATCGTATATTTAACGAAAAAGCACTCCTGTGAACTTTATTCCACTGCCCAAAACATATTATTTTGATAAATACTAGATTAGAATAACAGGAACGGCTTGATGGCAGTAGAATATTTTAACTCATTTGGTGGTTACTCAACCGGCATTCCGCCGGTACCAGTCATTGACGCCAATGGCAATGTAATCTCAAACTTCAACAACCTTAATGGTAATGTTTCCGCCAACAAAATTTATGCAAACACATATTACTATGCTAATGGTCAGGTATTTAATGCAGAGCCGGGTGGAAACAACACCCAACTACAATATAATAACAACGGCGCGTTTGCCGGTATTCCGAATGTAACCTTTAATGGTAGTAATCTATCTTTAGGAAACGTTGCTAATCTTAAAATAACCGGTGGCGTCAATGGCTATTTCCTACAGACAGATGGTGCAGGCAATCTATCTTGGGCAGCAGGCGGCAATGGCGGTGGAGGCAATGGTTCGCCCGGAGGCGCTAATACACAGATTCAATATAACAACTCCGGAGCATTTGGTGGTGATTCTGGCTTTACATACAACAATCTTACCGACACGGTAAATATCATTAATCTTAACACTACCGGAGAAGCAAACTTAGGATCGGTCGATAACGTCACTATCACTGGTGGTGTTGCCGGGTATGTATTACGCACAGATGGCGCAGGCAATCTATCTTGGATAGCAGGCGGCGGCGGAGGCAATGGTACTCCGGGCGGATCTAATACTCAAGTTCAGTTCAACGATGACACAACTTTTGCCGGCAATGCGGCCTTCACATTTGATAAGAGCACCGGTATTCTTGCTATCCCTATTGTAAGTGCTAATACGGTTAGTGGCAACGCAATACAAACAACCGGAAATATCACAGCCGGTAACATCAGAGCTAATACTCTTGCTAATATTGCAGGTAACTTGCGAGTTACCGGTAATGTTAACTTTTCCGGAGCAGCAAATGTAACTCTAGGAACAGTTGCAAATTTAAAAATATCTGGTGGTACTAATGGATATGTTCTTACTACTGACGGATTAGGTAATCTTGCTTGGGAAGCCGGAGGCGGCGGCGGCAATGGTACTCCGGGCGGAAGCAACACCCAGATTCAATACAACAATAATGGTACGTTTGGCGGCGACCCCAACTTCATTTTCAATCAAACCACTGATACTGTTACAGTTGGTGGAAACCTAATCGCAAACAGCTTCCAAATGGGTTCTGGTGTATACGCATTTTGTACAAGCGAAGTATATTTTGCATCTACTGCAAGTTCTACGCCAAATCAATTGATATATAGTATTTCGGTTGAAGACATATCCGGGGTAGATTTTCATGTCATTGCCACCGATAGTGTAGCTGGATCAAGACAATCAGCAAAAATCTCATCGCTTTATTACGGTGGTAACATACAGTTTAATGAATACGCAGGACTACAAGTGAACGGCGGCGTTGGCAATTTTGAAGTAGATTACGATGCAGGAGATATAGTAAATCCAGCTTCACTGCAACTTAAAGTGTCTCCGAACTCGGCACATGTAACAATATATCGAATACTTATTACAAGCTATTCAGATTAAAAACGATAAATATAAAGGTATACAGAGGAAATAACAATGGCAATTAAACCCTTTAATTCAGTAGCTGGATTCTCAGTTGGTGAAACTCCCGCTAATATTATTTTAGCAAACGGTGATATCACCACTACTAACATTACTACAACCGCGGTAAGTAACCTCAATGCTGTAGGAAATGTTAAGATCACTGGCGGTACCTCTGGTCAAGTAATTAGCACTGATGGTTCCGGCAATCTCTCGTTTGTTACGATTGGCACTGCCTCACTTAGCAACGGTACATCAAATGTAAACGTTCTTAACAGTAGTAACATTACGTTCAGTGTGGCAGGAACTGCTAATGTTGTTACCTTTACTAGCACCGGCGCTAATATTACTGGTTATGCTAATATTACTGGTAATGCAAATGTAGGTAATCTTGCCGCTACCCAGCTATTTGCTTCTGCTAATGTCACTGCTCCTCAGTTTATCTCAAATATTACTGTTGGTACTGCACCCTTCGTTGTTTCCTCAACCACGGTAGTTGCTAATCTTAATGCTGATTTATTAGACGGATACAATAGTGATACTGCTAATACTGCAAATACTGTTGCTGTTCGTAACAGCGACGGTAACTTGTCAGCTAACTACTTTGTAGGTAACGGTGCATTTTTAACCGGCATTGACGCTTCACTCATCAGCAATGGTAATAGTAATGTTGCTGTAGCAACCAATGGAAACGTTACGATCAGTGTATCAGGCAACACCGGCGTTGCGACATTCACTGGAACTGGCGCAAACATTTCTGGTTATGCTACTGTAACTGGTAACTTAACTGTTAACAACGCTAATTTAGGAAATCTAGCAACTGCAAACTTTATCAATGTATCAAGCAACTTAAATGTTACTAATACAATGCAAGCAGGAAATGTTCGCACAGATAATCTATTATATGCAAACGGTAATCCTTGGGACTTACAAGAAGCAGCTGGGTCTAATACTGAAATCCAGTTTAACATGGGCGACAATTTTGCTGCCAGCGCAAATCTAACATTTAATGATGCTACTCAGTTATTCACTGTATTAGGTAATGGTCAATTTAACAATGCTAACTTAGGCAACTTAGCAATTGCTAACTTTGTTAATGTGGCATCAAACGTTGTATCAAATAACGTAACTGTAAATCTAGAACTTGCTGGTAATACAGCAAACTTTAGTGGTAATATTGTTGCTGGTAACATCAGTGGCGCAAATGTAATCAGTGCAAACACATTTAGTGGTAATACTGCAAATGTCACAACAGTTAATGCTAATGTTCTACAGAACGGAAATAGCAATGTTGCAGTCTCTGGCAACAGCAATGTAACAGTTGCAGCAAACGGCATCAATGTAGTAACTATTTCAGGTTATGCAGGTAATGCTTCTAATAACATTACAAATATTGCAGGTCAATTAGGTGTCAGTGGTAATGTTACTGCACCAAACTTCATTGGTAACGTTGTCGGTAATATCTCAGGTAACATTACAGTCCCGGGTGCCAATACAAATGTTGTATTCAATGATGACGGCGTTGCAAATTCAACAGCAGGCTTTACATTTAATAAAACATCAAATGCTGTAACCGCTAATGGTAACCTAACTGTTAACAATGCTAATCTTGGTAATTTGGCAACCGCTAATTATATTAGTACAGCCGAAATACTTAATGGAAATAGCAATGTACGAATCACACCAAACGGTAATGTTACTGTAAGTGCCGCAGGTACCGCAGACGTATTAACTATAAGCAATCTTGGTGCAAACTTAGTTGGTTATGTGACTGCAAATGGCAATGGTACATTTGGCGCAATTAAGAGTAATAGTGTAACTGCTCAAGGCGGCAACTTAGAGTTATATTCATTCCAGGCAGGTAACACTTACATTCAATTGCGCCCATTCGGTGACGGTACGGTTGATGTTGGTAATACAAGAATCACAAGTCTAGCTATGCCTAACGCATCAAGCGATGCGGCAACTAAACAATATGTTGACGATGTTGCACAGGGCTTAAACGTACACGATTCAGCACTGGCTGCAACAACAAACACACTTGCTAACTTAACAGGTGGTGTGATTACATATAATAATGGTGCAAGTGGTGTCGGTGCAAATCTTGTACTGAGTGGGACTCCAACAGCAAACTATCTATCAGCAAACGTATTCGATGGAAACGTAACTGCTGTAGTAAGTAGTCGTATTCTCGTTAAAGAAGAAGCAAATGCCGCATTCAATGGTATCTATGTTGTTTCTAACGCAACAGTTTTAACACGTGCCGATGACTTCAATAGTGTTCCGGAAGTAGAAGCAGGTGATTTCGTATTCGTACAAGATGGTACTACCTATAATGATTCTGGTTGGGTACAAACAAGTGTTGTAGTAACAATTGGTACTGATCCAATTACTTGGACACAGTTCTCTGGTGCTGGTACTTATCAGGCAGGTCAAGGTCTCACCCTAACCGGTACTGTATTCAGCGTAAACACTGATGGCTTGACTACTGAGATCAGTGGTGGTAATGTTATTGTCAAAGCAAATGCTCAGTTCACTACACCAAATATTGGTGCAGCTACTGGTACTAGTGTAAACTTGACTGGCAACGTTCTTGCTGGTAATGTAAATTCAAATGCTTTGATAACAGCAGCAAACGTTGATGTAACATCAAACGTTCTTGCTAATAACTTTAGTGCTAACAGTAACATTACATCAAATAATGCAACTATCAATCTTGCATTATCGGGTAACACTGCTAACTTTAGTGGTAATATTGTTGCATTGAATACCAATGCAGGTAACTTACTAACTGCAAACTTTGCAAACATTGCAAGTAATGTAACCACAAGCAATCTAACTGTTAATTTAGAACTTGCTGGTAATACTGCTAACTTTACAGGAAATGTTACTACAGGTAACTTAAGTACAACAACCGCAGTCATTACAACCGGTAACATCACTACTATCAACAGTGGATTGCTTCAGAGTGGTAACTCGAACGTTACTATCACTGCAAACGGCAACATCACTTTGAATGCAGATGGTGGCGCTAGAGTCATTGCTACATCAGCCGGCGCAAATATTACCGGTACGTTGGGAGTTTCTGCAAATCTTTCTGCACTTGGTGTATTGACTGATAATCTGTATTACGCAAATGGTACTCCTTGGGACTTACAAGAAGCTGCTGGTGCAAACACACAAATTCAGTTCAACAATGGTACTAACAACAACTTTGGTGCAAGTGCAAACTTCACTTTCAATGATTCTACAAATGTATTAACTGTTACAGGAACTGCAAATGTAACTACTGCTAATGTTAGTGGTCAAGTTAATCTTGGTAACTCAACTGTTAATACTGGTATTTCTTGGGCTTCAACAACAACTAGTGCTGTAACCGCAAATCAAACCATTGCTTCGTTCTCTACTACAGGAGTTACTGGCGTAGAGTTTCTTGTTAAAGCAGTAGATTCTACCGGTAGTAAGTATGGTGTCGCTACTGTACAGGCAGTTACTGATGGTACTGCTGTAGACTATTCCACATTCGGTACTGTAAATCTTGGAGGGTATACAGGATCGCTTGCAGTTAATATCGTAGGTGGTCAGATTAGACTTCAAGTAACTCCAGCAAGTAGTAATTCTACTGTATGGACAACGCAGTATAGATTGATTTAAGATAGGAGTATAAATGGCGATTCGGCCCTTTAATTCAGTAGAAGGGTACTCTGTCGGATCAGACTCTCAGATTACAGTTATAAATGCCACCGGCAATGTAACTGCTACAAATCTGACAGTCTCCGGAGTATCTAACTTAGGTCCCGCCGGTAATGTTAAGATTACTGGAGGAACCAGTGGCCAGGTACTTTCTACTGATGGCGCTGGAAACTTAAGTTTTACTAACTCAGGTTCTAATTCTGCGGCGCCCATGCCGTATCAAATTAATATCGGCGATTCATACATAGTTCCCGAAAACTTTCAAGGTTTATTTGCTTATCCGATTACTATTGACGGTACACTAGAAGTAGACGGTGTACTAATTGAAGTTGGTCTATCTACCGACTCTGAAGCTGGTCAGATTTATTTTGACAACAATGGAATCCCGACAGGTAATGTTGGATTTACATTCGATAGTACTACTGGTAACTTTGCGGTTCCTGGCAACAGTACATTCAGTGGTAATCTTTTGCCCAACGCAAACATTACCTATGACTTAGGTAGTGCAACAAAACGCTGGAAAGATTTGTATCTTTCTAATAACACAATCTATCTTGGTAACAGTACAATTAGTGCTATTGCAGGAAATATTACATTAAGTAGTGCTGACGGCGCAGTATTTGAAGTTACAGGTAATGCAAATGTAACAACGATTGTAAATGGTAATAGCAATATATCTGTAAATGCTAATGGCAATGTAACAACAAGCGTTGCTGGTGTTGCCAATGTATTAGTAGTAAGTAATGTCGGCACAACAGTAACTGGTAATGTCGCAGCAACAGGAATTAAGACTAACAACCTTTATTACGCAAACGGTACTGCTTGGAATTTCGGCGGTGATCCGGGCGGCGCAAATACTCAACTACAATTTAACAGTGATGAAACATTCGGTGGAAGCGCAAACCTAACATTTAACGCATCAACAAACGTGATGACCCTTGGCGGAAACTTGTCAGTTGGTAATGTTTCCGGTGCAAATCTAATCTCAGCAAATTATTTGGTTTCAAATTCGGGGTGCGTTGTATTAGCAAACGGTACAATCAGTGTATCGGGCAATGCAGCAGGCATTTTCAACTCATCAATTGACACACTAAATGTTGGATTAGCTGCAATAGCTATTACTATAGGATCTAATGTAGGTAACGTAACATTCCCCGGAAATGTTATATCAAGCAATGTTACCAGTACCGGATTAGTAACTGCTGAAAATATTAGAGTTGGTGATTTGTATAGTAATAGAGCACCTATAGCTGTTAACACAGCAAACACCGTAGTTGATCAATTCTTATCTACACAATATCGTTCAGCAAAATACACGGTTAAAGCATCAAATGATGATGGTTATCAAGCACTGGAAGTGCTTTTAGTTCACGATAGTATAAATAGTATTATGACAGTATACGGTAGTTTATCCACTACCGGAAATGATATTATAACATTGGCAACAACACTGGAAAGCGGCAATGTCAAACTTTTAGCTACCGGAAACGCCGGGAACACCGTAGTTAATTTAATGGGAACGTATGTACCAGATTAGAAATAGGAAACATAGAAAATGAGTACTAGCAACTTCGTAGTTAAAAAAGGATTAACAGTAGGTAATGTTACCATTGATGCTGCCAGCGGCAACCTGTTAACAGGTAATGCTAATCTTGGCAATCTTGCTGTAGCTAACTTCTTCTCAGGATCCGGCAACTTACTTTCAAACATTAATGGCGCCAATATCACTGGTAACATTTCCGGCAACATTAGCAATGCTAATTACGCTTCCTTTGCAGGAGATGTAGTTAATTCTTCTCAGCCCAATATCACATCAGTTGGTACACTAACATCACTCGGTGTTACTGGTAACATAAGTGCAGGTAATGTAAGTGCTACAACATTCACCGGTAACGTAACTGGTTCGGCAGCTACAGTAACAACAGCAGCACAACCTAACATCACATCAGTTGGTACATTAACATCACTCGGTGTTACTGGTAACATAAGTGCAGGTAATGTAAGTGCTACAACATTCACTGGTGCATTAACTGGTAATGCATCCGGTTCAGCAGCCACAGTAACAACTGCGGCACAACCCAATATTACATCAGTTGGTACATTAAGTGCATTAACTGTTTCAGGTAACGCAACCGCTGGTAATGTAAGTGTTACTGGAGATGTTTCTGGTGCTACATTAACTGGTACACTCGCAACTGCTGCTCAACCAAACGTAACTAGCGTTGGTACACTATCAGCACTCACTGTTACCGGTAATATACAAACAAGTGCAAATCTTGTAACTGATTTGATTGTTGGTAGAACAAGTAGCGTAACAATTACTGCTTCCGGCTCAAATCAAAATGTTAATTTAACTCCTACAGGAACTGGTACAGTTAACGTAGGTAACTTTATTATCTCTAACGTAGCAACACCGGCAGCATCAACTGATGCTGCTACTAAGCAGTATGTTGATGATGTTGCTCAAGGTCTAAATACTCATGCTTCTTGTAATGCAGCTACCCAAACTACATTGGCATCTATCTCAGGCGGTACTGTTACGTATGACAACGGTACAGCTGGTGTAGGTGCAACACTAACTACAACAGGAACATACACCACTATTGATGGTGTAACATTATCAAACGGAATGCGTATTCTTGTTAAGAACGAAGCAACTCAAGCAAATAATGGTATCTATGTAAGAACAAGTGCTACTGTATTGACTCGTGCTACTGACTTTGATACTGCTGCCGAAATCGCAGGCGGTGACTTTACATTCGTTACTGCAGGTACACTATATAACTCAACTGGTTGGGTGCAAATCGACGAAGTTACTACAGTCGGTACGGATCCTATTGTTTGGGAGCAATTCAGTGGTGCTGGCGCTTATACTGCTGGTACTGGTTTAACATTAACTGGCACTCAGTTTAGCATCACTAACACTACTGTCACTGCAGGTGCTTATGGCAATGGCGACTATAATGCTACATTTACAGTCAACGCACAAGGTCAATTAACTGCCGCAGCAAACGTAGCTATCACAGCAAACGCAGCTAATCTAACTGGTACTACTCTTGCGGCAACTATTGTTAACTCAAGTTTGACAAGCGTTGGTACACTAACAGCACTAACAGTATCAGGTAATATCAGTGGTGGCAATGCTAATTTAGGCAATCTTGCCACAGCTAACTTCTTCACCGGTACATTAACAACTGCTGCTCAGCCCAATATCACAAGTGTTGGTACACTAACTGCACTTTCTGTAACAGGCAATGTCAGCGCAGGCAACGTTTCTGGCACCACACTAACTGGATCGTTAGCAACTGCTGCTCAGCCCAATGTTACAAGCGTTGGTACGCTAACAGCACTAACAGTATCAGGCACTTCAAACGTAGCTAATCTCAACGCATCCGGCGCAATTGTTGCAAACGGAAACGTCACCGGTAACTATATCTTAGGTAATGGTAGTCAATTAACAGGCATTGATGCAACCTCAATTCAGAACGGTAGTGCAAATGTAAGAACATTTGCTAACGCTAATGTAACTATTAGTGCGGCCGGTACTGCAAACGTTGTAACAGTAACAGGTTCAACAGTTGAGATTGTAGGAAATGTCTCTGCATCTAATGCTAACTTAGGTAATGCTGCAACTGCTAACTTCTTTATCGGTAGCGGTAACAACTTATCCAACATACAGGGTGCTAATGTTACTGGCGCAGTTTCAAGTGCAACTACTGCCGGCACTGTAACAACTGCCGCTCAACCTAACATTACATCGGTCGGCACCCTATCTTCATTGAGTGTTACTGGTAACGTATCTGCTGCAAACTTCACAGGCGCAAACTTAGTATCTGCTAACTTTTTTACAGGCACATTAACAACAGCAGCACAGCCAAACATCACAAGTGTTGGCTCGCTTACTAGCCTTGATGTTACAGGAAATATTACTGCTGAATATGTCAAGCCAATTGGATACAGTACTGATCGTGCAAACGTTTCAGTAACTACAAATACTGTAATTGATCAATTTACTCCGGGTACTTTCCGAACAGCTAAATATGTAATAAGTGCTTCGGGTGATAACGGCTATCAATCAGTTGAAACACTACTAGTACATGACGGTGTAGACGCATACATCACGATATATGGTTCTATATGCTCAAACGTATCAGCAGACATTATTGATGTTTCTGCTAACGTAAACGGGGTATCAGGAAACGTAGCGTTATATGCAACTACAGCTAGCGGAAATGTAAAAGTAAATCTAGTAGCGAGTTATATTTTAACTTAATACTAATTATATAAAACAGGGAATATGGAACTGTGGCATTTAAGTACTTTAACGTAAAGAACGGCCTGTCGGCTGGAAATATCGAACTCCACGCGGCAAACAGCACAGTCTCATCTGGAAATCTCATTGTATCAGGCGAAAGTAATCTAGGATCTGTCAGTAATGTTACTATTACGGGCGGGTCAAGCGGAGAGGTATTAACCACAGATGGCTCCGGTAACCTATCATTTTCTGCTGCTTCCGGTTCCCCTGCTCCGATGCCATATCAAATTGCAGCTAATACAACCGTTGTAATTCCAATATACTATCAAGGATTATTCTCAGTTCCGATCACTATCGACGGAACACTTGAAATTAACGGTATATTAGTAGAAGTTTGATAAATATTGATAAGACTATAGAGGAAGATACCCATGTTAATTCTTAAACAAAATGCTGCAAACACAGTTCCTACTCCACCAGCGGGTAAAGGAACTCTATTCTTAAATACATCAGACGATCTTAATGTTAAAACATCGGACGGCAATGTTGCTACTTTTCCGACCGCTAGTGGAGCAAACACTCAAGTCTACTTTAATGATGACAATAGTTTTGGCGCAACCGCAAATTTCACGTTTAATAAAACAACAAACGTATTAACAATTACTGGAAACGTTGCAGCGACCAGAGTTTTAACTGATAACCTCTTATATGCTAATGGAACTTCTTGGGACTTAAGTGATCCGGGTGGTGCAAACACTCAGATTCAGTTTAATGACGATGAATCATTCGGTGGATCAGCAGCATTCGTCTTTAACAAATCAAGCAACCTCGTAACAGTCTCAGCTAACTTAAATTCAAACAACTTAAACGCCACAACACACATCACATCAGGTAATGTTTGGGCAAACTCAGGTATTATTGGCGCATTAACACTTAAGGGCGAAGGCGGAAACATCAGTAACATTCAGGGTGGTAATGTAAGTGGTGCAGTATCAAGTGCAACAACTGCTGGTACAGTAACAACAGCAGCACAACCAAATATTACATCAACTGGTACATTAACTGCATTGACTGTAACTGGTAATATCAGTGCAGGTAACGTGAGTGCAACAACATTTACCGGTGCATTAAGTGGTGCAGCAACAAGCGCAACTACAGCAGGTACTGTAACAACTGCTGCTCAACCAAACATCACCTCAGTTGGTACATTAACTGCATTGACCGTAACTGGTAACGTAAGTGCTGGTAATGTAAGTGCAACTACATTTACAGGCGCACTAAGTGGCGC